TTTACTTGAAAGAGAATAGATGAAGAAATTTAAAGATAGTGTAGATGATTTTTTTAAATGGGTCAAAGGTACTGAACTTGTCGAACTAGATGACATTGATGTATCAGAGGATCCTGTAAGACCTGAGCTGACCCTTGGTTTTAGAATACAGAATGGTCGAAAGATATTTGGCCTGAAGTATGATAATGAAATTGAGGCGATTGTTTGTGTTGCATATTGTCCTGAAGTACCCTTTACAGTAAGAGAAATGGATTATATGTCGCAAGCTGCCAACCAAGATGGTCAGCGAGGCGAAATTTTAGTTGCATATACTGTATGGTCTAGGAAAAGAGGTGCAGGTAAAGAGATAATTAAAAAACTTGCTGAATGGGCAGACACACAAAATTTTGGTAGATTGGTAACATTATCACCATTAACACCAATGGCCACACATTTTCATATTAGAAATGGTGCCAAACAAATTCATATAAATGAGGAAACACAAAACTTTGAATACAAATTAAATGATGACTAGAGATATATTTGAAAGTGTAATAGATGTAGGTAGTGGTTTTATATTAGCTGTTCTTATACAGTTATTGATATTTCCATTATTTGATTTACACCCTAGTATATTTGATAGCATGGGAATAGCATTAATATTCACCGTAGTGTCTATGACAAGGTCAGCATTATGGCGTAGATATTTCCGAAGGAACCGAAATGTATGACGGATTTTCAGTATATAAAACTTACTTGGCCATCAAGTTACATTTTTCTTCGCCTAAGTATGATTATGCCAAATATGAGGGTAAAATCAATGCGAAACTGGATACATTTACAAGTAGGAATGATAGATATTTTTTTCACAAGCTTAGTAAAAAGTATAAAGAGGATGAGATTGTAGATTTTTTTGTAAGTAACTTTGCAAAGAATGATAAAGTATGGTCAAAACAATTATTAGAAGATGAATACAATAACACATATTTACGGTTTAGAAAGTATAAAGAATCGGTTAATTATCACTTTCGAAGCGATTGTAGCTTACTTAATGATAGGTTTATCAGCGATGGTATTTCTTTTAATGATGGCTTTATTTCTGATAATGGACAACATCCACGAGTTTTGCGTTTACTTATTCAAGGGAAAATTGATAGCCAGACCGCCGTCATACTTGATTCAGTATTATCGTATAGTAAGACTTGGAATAAAACAATTAAAGAGAAAGTTGTTTGGCCTAAAATTGCAATGAGGCTTGCCAAACTGAAACCTTTTGTGATATATAATGACACAGAATGTAAATTGATTATGAAGGAGATATTTGTATGAACGCAATAAAAGAATTTTGGATGTCATCTTATCGGTCGGATAAGGTAGCATTTTATTTTGAAATGGCCAGTTTCATTTTTATACTTTTTGCAAGTATGACTATGGCTATTACGGCAGACAGTCCAGATATGAGATACATTTATCCTGGTTACTTCATAGGAAGTTTGACAGCTGTGTATGCACATTGGCGAAGAAAACTAGCATGGCCAACAATGTTAGTTGGATATTTTACAATCGTAAATGTATTTGGTTGGTTTGTAGCAATGAGATTTATATAGAAGTGGATTATGACAATAGAACCTATTAGAGAAAAACTAGACGAAAAAATTAAAAAATTAAATTCTAGTAGAGTATATAAAAAGATTACACCAAAAGGTGACCTGTCTTGGTATATTAAATGGACAGGTAGTGTGTTTTTAATAGTTGCAATGATGATGACTTCAGTAAATATATTTCCTTTGAACTTATATGTTGCATTGGTTGGTATGACAGGCTGGTTGATAGTAGGTATATTGTGGCATGATAGAGCATTGATTGTTTTAAATGCAGTAAGTGTGTCAATCTATGGTTTAGGAATAATGAATAGTTGGTTTAATGGTTAAAAGAGTATTTTGTATAGGTAATGGTGGCAGTAGAGATGGTTTTAATTTAGAATCATTAAAACCACATGGTAAAGTTTATGGCTGTAATGCAATTTACAGAGATGGATTTAGACCTGATGTTTTAGTTGCAGTTGACCATGGTATTATGCACGAAATTTATAATGCAGGTGTAGCTGAAGAAATACCTTGTTACTTTAGAGATTGGACCAGAGTGCCAGAGGGTCATTATGAAATGATGAAGTGGGCAGGTCTTAATTTAGATGAAAGAGATAAAGTTAAGAAACACTTTGACGCATTTAATGAAAATGAAAAAGGTGACCGTAATGAGTTTGTAATGCACGGTATGAACATGGCAGGTAAAATTAGTATCATTAGAAGATACGAAGATAAACCTGAAGCATACAAAGTTATGAAAAAAGAAATAGACCATTCAGATTGCAATATTAGTTGGGTACATGATGGTGATAAAGCAACATGTGTACAACAATGGACAAGAGATAAAACAGAATTTAAAAAAGATAGAGGTTGGGCTGCCGGTCCTACAAGTGGTTTTATTGCATTGGTAGAAGAACAACCAGATGAAGTCTATCTGATAGGCCATGATTTGAAAAGTAATACAAATACGGTAAATAACCTATTTGCTGGTACTAGACATTATGTGGCAAAAGAAAACTCACCAACTCCTGGTGTAAATTGGGAGCAACAATGGTGTAATCTAATTAAAGAATTTCCTAAAACCAAATTCTACAAGGTCAATCCAAACGCTGATAGGGGTCCAGATAATGTGTCCCAACCGATTGAATTGTGGAATAGATTTAAGGACAAACAGCTTTATTATATCGACTATCCTGAATTGCAGGCCAAATTAGGCTTGCCTTTAGGTGAAAATAGTGTATAATAGAAAACAATATGCAACAAAAAACTAATTACTTTTTGTTTATAGTGCAAGGAAGAGGGCTTCACCAGAGGTTCGAACTTGACAGTTTAGGGGTTGTTCCCAGGCTTGTATCCTCACAAGATATAGGTCACACTTACGACAGTAAGAAACTGGTTGGTGGCGTTTAGGAATGGAATCCGGTCGTTGCCTTGTGGGTAAATCCATAGTCCCACCTATTTCGCATATTACTTTGAAAATAGAGTTAACAACTCTTATAAATAATAGTGTCGATTAAAACAGACAATACGAAAACAACAATACGAAAATACAATTAGGAGAATAATATGGATTTCGAATCATTAAAGACCTCGTCAAGTAACTTTGACAAATTAACTAAAGCTCTGGAACAAAATCTTAAACCAGAGGACCAATCAAACAAAAACAAATACCAAGACGATAGACTCTGGAAAATTGAGATGGATAAAACTGGTAACGGCTATGCTGTTATTCGTTTCTTACCTGCCTCAAACGGTGAAGATATGCCGTGGCAGAGAGTATGGTCACATGCCTTCCAAGATAAAGGTGGTTGGTATATTGAAAACAGTTTGACTACACTTGGTCAAAAGGATCCTGTATCAGAGGAAAACACAAGATTGTGGAATACTGGTGTGGATTCTGATAAAGAGATTGCTAGAAAGCGTAAAAGAAAATTATCTTACTACGCTAATATTCTAGTGGTGAGCGACCCAAAACATCCTGAGAATGAGGGTAGAGTTGCGTTATTTAAATTCGGTAAGAAAATCTTTGATAAGATTACTGAAGCAATGCAACCAGCATTTGAAGATGAACAACCTATCAACCCATTTGATTTCTGGAAAGGTGCAAACTTTAAACTGAAATTGAGAAAAGTTGATGGTTATTGGAACTACGATAAATCCGAGTTTGAGGGTGTATCTCCTGTAAAAAGCAATGATGATGAAATCAAAGCTATTTGGGAGAAACAATACCCTCTAAAACCTTTCGTTGCTGCTGATAATTTTAAGACCTATGACGAACTCAAAGAGAAGCTGAATAGGGTAATTTCAGGAGCACGAAGCACAGATACAGTTGAAATGGCAGACCTCCCGCCTGCTCAATCGGCTGCGCCTGTGAAAAGTGCTGAAGTAGCTCAACCAAAAGCTAGTGAAATGGCGGAAGCCGTAGTCGGTGACGAAGACGATACACTTGACTATTTTAGTAAATTAGCTGAGGAAGAGTAAATCTCTCCGCTTTAGATACTTTGCCCACCGATAGCAATATCGGTGGGTTTTTTATTGGAAAGCTATATAAATAGTAGTATGGCTAAAACTATATTTGACCCATTAAAAGATTTGCAAGGCGGACAACAGCGTGCCACTACATGGTATCGTAATGCTGTGTCTTTGATTGCAGATAGAACTTCACAAACAAGGTTAATGAGAGAAGGCCGTATCAATGGCCAACCAAGTGCTGGTCGTATGAACTTCTTTGTTTATGACCCGAAGTATAAAAAAACATTACCTTTTTACGATACATTTCCATTAGTTTTACCATTAGAACCTATCAAAGGTGGTTTTATGGGATTAAACTTTCATTATTTACCATACCCATTGAGATTTAGATTACTTGAGCGTATGCAAAAGTTTGCTAATAATAATCAATTTGATAGTAGCACAAAACTTGAAGCGTCATATGGTGATGTTGCAAGTATAAACCTAATCAGACCAGCAATAAAAAAATATCTGTATAAACAATGTAAGACAGGATTTAGAAGAATTGATGTAGATGAAATGGCAATTGCAGTATATTTACCAGTAGCTAACTTTAAGAAAAGAAGTATTGGCTCTGTGTTTGCTGATAGTAGAAGGAAGATATAATGGACAGAGATAGAACAAAACAATTAACTGAACACGCAAAAGAAGTGAACAGAAAAAAACAAGAATTAAATTTAACAAAAAATCTACGAAAAGAAGTAGAAGTTGGTGCTAATGGTACACAAAAATATGTTATCAAACACGGTGTCAATAAAGGCAAGGTACTATAATGGCAAAACAAAAACTAGGTGACCCTACAGATTACAGTTACAGAGTAAAAAAAGTAACAAAAATAGTAGATGGCGATACAATTGATGTATTATTAGATATGGGATTTGACATTCTATATCAACAAAGAGTAAGACTATTTGGTATTGACACTCCAGAGAGTAGAACAAGAGATAAAGAAGAAAAAAAGTATGGTTTATTGTCTAAATACTTCCTGAAAGACGCATTATCAAACGGTAAAAAGATTACTATTAAAACTTACAAAGGTGACGAAACAGGTAAGTTTGGCAGAATACTTGGTGATGTGTGGATTGACGGTAAGTCAGTAAATCAAACAATGTGTGATAAAGGTTATGCAGTACCATATTATGGACAGAATAAAGAGTTAGTTGAAGAAGCACATTTAAAAAACAGAAAAAGATTAGCTAACAAGGTAAAATAAATGGCAATTTTAAGAGGCGGCAGACGAATAGGTGGATTTGACATTCGACTAGGTATTCCTAGAGATAAGTCATTGAATGATGTACAAGGCGATAAGAGATTAGGCCGTACAATGGGACCTAATCCTCAATCATTTATTGGTCGTGTCATGGCTACGATTGCTGAGGGCGAAGGCTTTGCAAGACCAACTAGGTTTATGTGTGACTTTGTATTACCAGCAGGTGCAAGATTCAGCGCTTTTGGCCAAAATGATGAAACAGGCCGTTCAACACTTATAGGTGAACTTACAAAAGAAACCAAAATACAAAGAGGGTTGAGAGCTTATATTGAATCTGTAGATATGCCAGGTAGAAACCTTGATACTGTAGACCATAAAATGTATGGACCAAAACAATCAATTGTGAATGGCCATAGTTTTAGTGGTGAGATTTCAATGACAGTATATTGTGATAAATATTTAAGACAAAGAAGTTTCTTTGAGATGTGGCAAAAAGCTGCCTTTGACCAAGGCACAAACAATGTACACTTTTATGATGAGTACACAGGTGGTTTAAGAATTTATCAATTAGGTGCATTTGCTGGAAACGCAGATAGAGATAGAATTGCTTATGGTGTAGAATTGTTTGAGGTATTTCCAAAAACAATTAGTGCTGTATCATATGACCAAGGTGCTACAGATACAATACAAAAGATTTCAGTTACACTAGCGTTTAAAAGTTGGGTTAATATTACAATGGATAAACAAGGCAGTTATACAACAGGTGGTGGTTATAAAGCACCATCAGTAATACGAGCTGAAGACAACAGTTTTTTTGGTAGTATATTAAACAAATTACCTCCTGAATTAAAAAGAGCAGGTAGAGATGTTGTAAATACTATCAGACAAAGAGTCCCAATTGGGGCGGTGACAGGCGGAAAAGTTTTTCCACCGTTATTTTAATATACAAAGGAGTAAATTATGGCGTTACCATTAGCCAATGTGGCAAAGTATGAATTGACTTTACCATCACAACAAAAGACCATTAATTATAGGCCTTTTCTTGTAAAAGAGGAAAAGGTATTATTAATGGCAATGGAATCCGGTGAATCTAAAGAGATGTTATCGGCCATTAAAGAGATAGTTAAATCATGTACATTTGGTGAAATGTTAGCTGAAAACTATCCTATGTTTGATATTGAATATGTATTTTTACAAATTCGTGCCAAGTCTGTAGGTGAAGTTGCTAAGATTAAAGTTTTATGTCCAGATGACGGTGAAACTTATGCAGATATTGAAGTTGATTTATCTAAAATTGAGGTCTTTGTAGATGACGACCATACACCAAATATTGTCATTGATGAAGATAGAAAATTAGGTGTTACTATGAAATATCCTACATTAAAGGATATTGATGGTGAAACACTAACAGGTGAAGTTAATATTGAAAAAACTTATAAGATGATTGAAAACTCTATTGAAAGTATATACGAGGGCGAAGAAGTACATTTAGCCAAAGATATAGAAAGAAAAGAGTTGACAGAATTTTTAGAGAACTTAACGGCTGAACAGATGAAAAAGTTAACTACTTTTTATAATAGTATGCCAAGGTTAGAACATAAAGTACAAGTGACTAATCCAAAGACAAAAGTTGAGTCTGAGGTTACTATAAAGGGACTAGCAAGTTTTTTCGTATAGCCCTCTCACATGATTCGTTAACGAATTATTTTGAAACGAACTTTGCTTTAATGCAACATCATAAATATTCGTTAGGTGAATTAGAAGATATGATACCTTGGGAGAGGGAGGTTTATGTTTCGTTATTAATTAATTATCTAAAAGAAGAAAAAGAACGCAGAGAACAACAAGCAAGACGAGGGTAAAATGGCAGATACAGAAACAAAAAAAGTAAATTTAGAACTAGAGATTGATACATCAACTGTAGATTCTAGTAAAAACAAGTATCAAGGTTTAATTGATATGGCAAGAGCTGTGGATGCTTGGAGAATATTTCCAAGATTGTTTTTAACAGTTTACATCATACTATTATACAAATGTGTAATATGGTATATGAACTTGGCTGCTCCGACTATGGAACAGAGTGGATTAATCAGTATCGTTGTTGGTGCTGGCGCTGCCTGGTTTGGTCTATACACAGGAACAAGTAAGAGTAAAAAATAATGGATTGGGTAACAGCAGACTTATTAGAAGTAATCAACAATACAAGTTGGTTTGATGGCATAGGTACCATAGTTGTATTACTAGGCGCATATGCAATTTACAAATACATTAATAAGAAGTTTAAATAGATGTCAGAAATATCACTAAAGAACGAATCAGTAATAGAAATTGGTAAAGCAGTTGGCACTCAACTAGCAATTTCTGGTGGTTCAAGCAAATCATTATCTGGTGGCAATGTTGCAGTTGCTAATCCTATGAATCCATTTGAGAGTATGATGGTTGTACTTGAAGATATACGAGATGGTATTCACGCATTGGTTGATAAATTTAGTGATAGTGTATCAATTCAACAAGACCAAATCGCTGACCAAAATGCGGCTGCTGATTTAGCACAAGCAGGTGGCGGTGAGGACATTATGAGTGGTGATGATGGCGGTGAGATGAAAATGGGTTTCCTAGAAAAAGGAAAAGAGAAAGCAAAAGCGGCCTTTGGTGGTTTTAAAGATTTACTAATTAAAGGTGGTTTGATTGCAGGTCTATTAGGTCTTGCAACTGTATTAAAGAAATATGGTGGCACTATTGCGAAGTTTCTTACTACAGGTTGGGAGA